TACGAGTGGCCGGAGTGCGATCGACCGGGCAAGGACGGCCAGCGGCCGGAGGGCTCGCTCTGGCAGAAGTACGAAGAGATCACGAAGTACAACGATGGCGACCTCTACGAGCGGCACCGGAGGGCCACGGAGTTCTACGAAGCGAACCGGGCCGCGATGGACAAGGGGGCGGTCTGTGCGTGGGCCGAACGATACGACCCGTCAGTTCAGGTGTCCGCGCTGCAGTACGCCTACGACTGGAGGATCAGGGACGAGCCTGCATTCAACGCCGAGGCTCAACAGAACCCGGACGTCACCGACCAGTACGCACAGACGCTGTCGACGGGTGACATCACGTCGAAGGTCACTCGACTCCCTCGCGGCGTGCTGCCGTACGGCACGGAGAAGCTGACGGCGTTCATAGACATTCAGGGCGACTCGCTGTGGTTGCTGGTGCTCGCGACGCGGGACGGGTTCGCCGGATCGATCGTTGACTACGGAGCGTTTCCCGAACAGCCGGGCGAGGTGTTCCACAAGGGGAAACTGCGGCCGGCGTTGATTCCGCACCTCAAGGCACACTCGATAGAGGAAGCTCTGCACACGGGGCTGACGACGCTGATCGATCGGCTGTGCGGTCGTGAGTGGCAGATCGACGGGACCGACGGGCGAGCCGTCCAGCGGATGAACCGCGTTCTGATTGACGCGAACTGGGAAGTCTCGACGACGATCGTGTTCGAGGTCTGCCGACAGTCGAAGCATGCCAGCATACTGACGCCGTCGCACGGTCACCCGATGACGGCGTTCCAGCGGCCGTACAGCGAGCACAAGAAGACGCCGACCGATAAGCCGGGCAACGAGTGGAAGCTGGTCCGCGACCCGAAGAAACGAGCGATCCCGTACTGCCTCATCGACACGAACTTCTGGAAGTCGTTTGTCTTCAGCCGGCTCGCAACGTCGATGGGCGGCAAGGGCGGGTTCGATCTGTTCGGCGACAAACCGGAACGACACCGGCTACTGGCTCAGCACCTGACCAGCGAGTACCGGGTGCCGCCGAAAGCGACGGCGGCCGGGCGGAAGTTCGACAAGTGGGAACTGCCGAGCGAGCGGCCAGATAATGACTGGTGGGACTGCCTCGTCGGAGCGAGTGTCGCGGCGTCGATCGAAGGCGTCACACTTGACGAGCACAAGACGAATCGAGAGACGGCCGAGGATGCCGGGCGGCGTCAGTGGGACCAGTTCCTGAAGCGGGCAAAGACCCGACGATGATTGCGAGGAACCGAGAGTTGACGGAGCGGACTGAGCCACTCAATGGGGGAGCCGGATCACTGTGCCCGCAGTGCGGGTGCCGTCACTGCCCGCAGATGCGCGGAGCGCGGATCGTGCGTCGATTCGGCAACGAGTTCAGCCAGAGGGAACGCGAATGCCGCAACTGCGAAACGCGGTTTGTCACCGAGGAAGCCGTGGTGAGAATCATCAAGCAGCACTCGCCGAAGCCGATGTGAGCAACGTTTTCGCAGCAAGTGCGGAATAGCTTTACAAACCGCGCGAGAACTCGGCGGCGTGACCTGTTGCGATTCGCGAACGCTGCTCAATCTGCGGGCATGGCAGACCTCGCAACACAAATCGAAACCGAGAGCGCAGCGCCGAAGTCGATCACGACTGACGGCCTGACGATTCAGGAACACTCGCTGCCCGATCAGATCGCGGCGGACAAGTACCTGAAGCAGGACGCGCAGTCGAAGCTCGTGGGAAGCGGCAAGCTGCCGATCCACATGTTCCGGTTCAAGCCGCCGGGGTCCGTCTAATGTTCGGATGGCTCACCAGATGGACATCGCCGGCGGCCAAGGTGGTCGACTCCGCACCGTACCGCGATGCGTTCTACCGGAACCTGCGGGCGCGGTACGACTCCGCGCAAACGACGACGGACAACGAAAACCACTGGAGCAACGCGGACGGACTCGGGCCGAACTCCGCGAACTCGTCGGCGGTCAGAAAGAAGGTCCGGCAGCGAGCACGGTACGAGTGCCTCGAAAACAACAGCTACGCCAAGGGCATGGTTCTGAGCTACTCGAATCAGCTCATCGGCACCGGTCCGGGCCTACAACTCACGACACGCGACAAGGCAGGCAACACTCGGGTCGAGCGTTCGTTCTTGCGGTGGGCGGAAGAGATCGGCCTGGCCGAGAAGCTCCGGACGATGAGCAACGCCTATGTCGTCGACGGCGAACCGTTCGCGCTGTTCGTGACCAACGAACGGATCAAGCACGACGTGAAGCTCGACATCGTGCCGATCGAGTGCGACTACTTCGAACCGGCGTTCCTGCCGAATGGCGAGATCACGGACGGAGCAGAGTTCGACGCCTTCAACAATCCGGTCCGCTGGCACAAGTGGCGAGACCATCCGGGCGAGGGCTTCCAATACCGGAGCCTTGCGCAGTCAACGCAACCCGTGGATGCGTCGTTCGTCCTGCACCTTCATCGACCCGACAGGCCGGGGCAACGGCGCGGAATCAGTCACCTCGTCACGGCTCTGCCACTGTTCGCGATGTATCGGCGTTTCAAGCTGGCGACACTCGCGGCGGCGGAAACGGCGGCCGACTTTGCCGGCGTGCTCTACACGACGCTGAGTCAGGAAGCGGCCGCACCCGGCAACGCAGCGTGGGGCACGGCTATCCCGACTGAGCACCGCGCACTGCTGACGCTTCCCGATGGCTGGGAAATGAAGCAGCTCGAAGCGAAGCACCCGAACACGACGCTGGAGATGTTCGAAAACAGAATCATCGGCGAGGTTGCCCGCTGCCTGTTGCAGCCGCTCAACGTCGCGATCGGCTCAAGCCGTGACTACAACTTTTCCAGCGGCAAGCTGGACTTCCTCGGCTATGACTGAGCGATCGCTGTCGAGCGGTCGAGGTGGGTCTGCCGGATCATCAACCGCATCGTCAGGGCGTGGCTCAACGAAGCAGTCGGGATCGAGGGCCTGCTGCCGTTCGGCGTTGGTCCGATCGGCGAGTGGGACTGGCACTACCACTGGGACGCGGCCGGTGTGATCGACGAAGAGAAACAGTCGAAGGCCGACGCGAACGATCTGAAAAACGGTACGACGACCCGAACGACCATCTACGCGCGGCGCGGTCGCGACGTCGACCACGAGGACCAGCTCGCCGCGGACGAAAACGGCGTCACCGTCGAGGAGTACCGGCTCGGCCTGTGGCGGGCGAGGACGTCGAACGGCACGGCCGAACCGACGGGCAGTGAGGATCAGGCCGACGAGGCCGCAGACCGAGCACAGGAGCGAGCAAGTGCGTAAGCGAAAACGGAATCAGCGGGGCCTGCCTCGAACGACGCCAGCGACCATCAAGGCGGCCGCACCGTCGAAAGAGTTCGCGATCCTCGACGCTGACAACTCACTCGGTGAGGGCTGGCTCGAAGCGGCGGACGGCGAAGGCGACGCTCCGAAGCTCCGCAAGTTCTCGATCGTCGCCTACACGGGCGGGCCGATGTCCCTCGGTTTCGGGCATCCGGTCGTCGTGGATCTGGCGGGCATGGAAGTCAGCGAGAAGTCGCGGCCGATCCTGCGGGACCATGAGCCGAGCCGCATCCTCGGGCACACGACGGCGGTCAAGATCACAACGAAAACAATCACGGTGGCGGGCATCCTCAGCGCGGCGAACGACTACGCACGCGAGGTCGCTCAGTCTGCCGATCAGGGCTTTCCGTGGCAGGCGTCAATCGGTGCCCGCGCGAAAGAGATGGCCTTCGTCGAAGACGGGGCAAAGGTGACGGTCAACGGGCGGAAGTTCGTCGGACCACTTTACGTCGCTCGGCAGTCTGTGCTGGGCGAAGTGTCGTTCGTCGCGCTCGGTGCCGACGACTCAACGTCAGCGCGAATGGTCGCTCAGTCGGCCGCAACTCAAACAGGAGCTATGCAGATGAAATTCGAAACATGGGTCGCGGCCAAGGGCATGGTTCTGGCCGACCTCAACGACGACACGAAGGCCGCACTGCGGGCGATGTTCGACGCGGAGGAAGCTGCAACTCTGGCCGCGAACGCGGGCGGACAGGACACGCTTCAGGCGGCTGCCGGAAACGACGGGGCGAGCCTCAGCCAGTCGGTCGAGACTGGTGTTGCTGCGATTCGGGCCGAAGCCGCTCGCGTCGGCGGCATCTATGCCGCTTGCGTCGCGCATCCGGAGATCGCGGCGAACGCGATCACGAATAACTGGTCGGTCGAAAAGGCCACGACTCAGGTCGAGCTGGCGACGCTGCGAGCGGCACGGCCAACCGCACCGAACCTCAATCTGGGGGCTGGCGGGCCGGATCGGATGACCGTGATTCACGCGGCGATTCAGGCCGCGGCAAGGATCGACAACGCGGTCATCATTGCTGACACGTCAGCGGCCGCACTGGAAGCGGCTCACCGGGAATTTCGCGCAGGCATCGGCATGCAGGAACTGCTGCTCGAAACGGCAATCACGAACGGTTACCAGTCGCGGTCAATCGGCTCCGTCCGGAGCGATCTGGACGGCGTGCTGCGAGCTGCCTTCTCGACGATGTCGCTGCCGGGAATTCTGGGCGCGACGGCGAATAAAGGTGTCGCTGCTGGGTTCGACGGTGTCGAGTCGAGTTGGCGGATGCTGGCTGCGATCCGGCCGGTGAACGACTTCAAAACCGTGACGTCGTACACGCTGACCGGTGACATGCAATACGACCAGATTGCGCCGGACGGAGAGCTGAAGCACGGTGCCGTCGGAGAAACGTCGTACACGAACAAGGCCGACACGTTCGGGAAGCTCTTTTCGATCACGCGGCAGAACATTATCAACGACGACCTGGGCGTGCTGTCGTCTGTCCCGCGCAAGATCGGTCGAGGTGCCGCACTCAAGCTGAATGACGTCTTCTGGACGGAGTTTATGGCTGATGCGTCGACCTTCTACACTTCTGGCCGCGGCAACTACGACGACGGCACTGACACTGTTCTGGACATCGACGGGCTGACGGCGGCCGAGCTGCTGTTCCTCAACCAGACGGACCCGGACTCGAAGCCACTGGGCGTTGACCCGGCGATCCTGCTCGTGCCGAATGCTCACTTCGTCACCGCCACGAATCTGATGCGGAGCATGGAAGTGAACGACGGAGCGAATGGCGCGACGATGGTACGCAACCCGCACGCGGGCAAGTTCCAGGTCGTGAAGTCGAGCTACCTCGGGAACTCTGCGTACACCGGCTACTCGGTTCTGGCGTGGTATCTGATCGCCGACCCGAACGATCTGCCGGTCATCGAGATGGCGTTCCTCAACGGCGTTGAAACGCCGACAGTGGAAACGGCCGATGCCGACTTCAACACGCTCGGCATCACGATGCGAGGGTACCACGACTTCGGCTGTAACAAGCAGGAGTACCGAGCCGCGGTCAAGTTCAAGGGCGAAGCCTGATCTGACAACCTTAGGAAGGGCCGCCCGTGTTCGCCTCGGCGGGGCGGGCGGCCTCGTCCTGACATTCAACTTTCAACCAACACTACCGGAGAACTTCAATGGCTACTCTCAAACATGGCTCGCCGGTCATGGCGGATCACACTCCCAGCTCCGCAGTCACGGGCGGCAACGTAGTCGACATCGGCAACGTGCCGACCATCGCTCACTCAGATATCGCGGCTGACGCGATTGGCGCGATGGCGATCGCGGGCGGCATCTATACGCTGCTGGGCGATGCAGTCATCGCGGCGGGCAAGCGGGTGTGGTACGACGGCACGAGCAAGGTGTCTGAAACGCCAAACGGCGCGGGACACTTTGGCATCACGGTGTCGGCCTGCACGGGCGACGATGCCGAAGTCGACGTCTACCACGCTCCGGATGGTGACATTCGCGGCTCCGTCGCGGACATCATCACCGATCCGGGCGACGCGGGAGCCATCCCGGTTGTCACCTCGGGTTCGGTTGGGCTCGTGTCTGCCGGAGCGGAGACGCGGACACTCGCGATTCCAACCTTTGCCGGGCAGATGCTGTCTCTCGGCATGACAACGGATGGCGGCGACATCGTCATCACGGCCGCGGTCGGCGTGAATCAGACGGGCAATACGTCGCTGACGTTTGCCGACGCTGGCGATCACCTGCTGCTGATGGGCGTTTACGAAGCGGCCGCACTCGTCTGGCGGATCGTTGCGAACGATGGGATCGCACTGGCCTGATGACGAACACGACCCACCAAACCGGACTGACGCGGCTATTTGCCCGTCTGCAAACGAAGGCCACCGCGACGGTCACATACAACCGTCGCGGTGGTTCATCGGTCGCGGTGGAAGCGGTGCCCGGAAGCGCAGAGCATCAGGGCAGCGACGAGTTCGGATTCCCTCTGCTGACTGACTCGCGGTCGTTCGTCTGCGAGTACGCGGACATCAGCGGGGTGCTAACTGGGTCGGGCGAACCCGAGCGAGGCGACACGATCACGCACGACGGCGTGACCTACGAGGTGCTGCCGCAGGGCTCGGGCAAAACGGTGTGGGACTGGTCCGGACCCGGTCGAGTGCTCATTCGAATCTACACGGATAAAGGGGCGGTGGTCTGATGGCCGCAGTGATCATCGAAATCTGCGATGCAGTGGCGGTCGCGATCAACGCGGCCTCACTCAGCCAGGCACTGACGGCCGGGACGAAACTGATTCCGCGCAACATCGCGCGGACACTGACGGCGGCGATCGCGGATGTGAAGCCAGCCGGGGCGATGAACGTAAAGAACGAAGGAAGCCGGAACAGAGTCTTTACTGACTTCGCGATCGAGATCGGCATCGCCAAAAAGGTCGACGTGACCGACGCGACGGAAGCAGCGGCGAAGGCGATGTTTATTCTGTTTGACGAGGTCGATGCTCTGTTCAGAAAGAAACGGCTGCCGGGCTACGCGGACGCGGTATGGCGGACTTCGCAGTACACGTCGCACATGAGCGAGTCGCACATGGAAGACGACTCGGCTTACCTCGGAGTTCTGCACATTGTGTTCGGAGTATCGAGATGAAACTGAACGCGGGATTCACAGGTGCCTCATTCTTCGACGCGCCGAAAGTGATCAGGGCCGTCACGAAGACGGAGCATCGAGTGCTCAGCCGATTCGG